CTTAGGCGTGCATTCCCCTGGATAAATCCCCTTGATCAGATGTTTTTGATCACGGCCAGCGCGGTAGCTTCCCAGCTACCGCGCCCACCGACCGTTAGGTCGATACGCCCGGCGAGGTACCATGGTAACTCTTCCTCCTTCTTAGAATTAGGGAGGTAGTCCCACCACGGTATTTCTTTACGAACGATTTGGTACCGAGCTCGTGCTCCGATCTCGTCTCGCAGAGAGACGCTAACAGACCAGTCATGTTTCCATAGACTATCTGTAGTATCGGATGATTCATGCACGAAATCTCGTCGCCGTAACACTCCAGAAAGGAAACCAACTACTAGTCCATCAGGGTTGATGGGTGTTTCATCAGCATCCGGCTCCTGAATAGCTATCCGTCGTACGCGTCGCTTCCAAATCCGGTACTTAAACCAGTATTTGTCATCGACGATTGGTTTGGTCAGCTGAAATGGCACATGAAGCCCAGCATCGTCGCTCTCCGAGGGGGGAACCAAGGGAATAACCCGAGGCAGCCACCCGAGAAGGTGAGATACGGTTTTGGGCAACAGAACGCCATTATTCGCAGACCAACGCACAAGACGGTTAATAGCGGAGGTTACCTGCTGAGGGTCTTCAAGTGACCTGATGTAGACTCCTCGGACATTTACGCCCGAAAAGTAATCATGGCCACAAGACTCTCGAAATAGACCCGTGTTGAACGATTTGCCTACGTTCACAGAGAAACCGAGCTTCTGGAGCATTCGAATGACGAAGTCGTAAGCCTCGCGGCGAACGATAATATCATCACCGAATACTCCAAACTCTCGTTTCGGACAGGTAGATGGGAAACCCATCATCTGGTACACGGACCTAACGACACACGCGAAGATGACCGTCTGAAGGGGAAACGTAAACGCATTCCCCATCGTACTAATCATCCGCAAATCAACCTTACTGCCATCTGGGAGAACGGCAGTTTCGGACCTACTCATCTCCATAAAGGTCTTGAGAAAACCTTTTGGAAAGTAGCATTTCCACGGCTGAAGTGCTATGCTATCACTCGCGCTAACAAGATCAATAGTCCCGAAGGAGCCATCAATCGAGCCAATGCGAGCGAGCTCTCTGTTGTTGTCTGGCTGAGTACTAAGGCTAATGCCAAAATGCTTTTGCAAGCGCAACTCGAGAAAGGAACCGATAGCCATCTGCATGAGCAGATTAAGGTTAGCTTCGGTGCAGCACGTTCGCGAAATCTCAGCGTTCTTTGGCGCAAAGAACAATTTTCCTCCTTCAACTCGAACGAAACCGAATCGATCGTTCCGATGCCTCTCAGCATCGGCCCAAGCACCGGTCTCGACTAGAGCTGCTCTGTAGTACCGAATTAGGTCCTGGTTCGTATATGACATCGGGCTCTCGAAGAGCTTCGACACCATCCACGTGGAGTCGGCCTTTTGGGCCGCTCCTGGACCCGGACCCATGTGTTCCCGGATAGTCTCCAGATCAAAGCAACCAGACTCGTCAGGTTGTAAGGTCTTAAGCAGATTGTCTTTGAAGTAATCGTAGAACACTGATTCGACCTCTGACGAAGCACTAAAGTCCCAAGGTAAGTCTGACATGCCCGCGTTAATAGCCTGGAATTTCACCAGTGCAGCAGCGTCTGCATGCTTCGAATTACCGAGAGGACACAGCTTCTTATAGAAGCTGCTAGCCAAGGAGCGGATGCTAACGGCTCGAGCGTCCATATCACTATAGACGCCCAAATCATCACCATCCTGTAACCCCAAATCTGAAAGGAGAAGAGCATATAAGCTCGCGTAATCACGCATTGCAGTATCCTCTTAGTGTATGACGCACCTTCAGCCTCACGGCGGAAGGGACTCTGTCGACGACGTCTGTTAAAGGACGCCGGTGATGGTCGTTGACCCGATTCCATCGGAGATCTGCGTGAGCAGTCCGATGTGTGCGGAAATCATTGCGCGGACACTGAGTGGATCAGCGAGATCGGTGCCTGCCGGGATGGCAAGCTCCGTCTTGATCAGCCCGGTCTTGTAAGACTGGCCAACCAGGGGCAGAAGCCCCTTCCGAGTAATGACCTTGTAGTCATTCATCGGCACTGACTTGAGGACACCGGTTACCGGGTTCACGGGTGCCAGGGTTTTCAAAACCTTGGGTCGGAACATAGAGAGAGTAAACGGAGCAGCAACCGAATGTGCAAGCACACCGGTTTGCGTGCCTCCAAGCGCGCTGACGTAATATTGCTTTCCATTCGCGTCCGGGGCATTGTCTGCCGCGATCGTATAGGTTGGCGATGTCAGACCCGTTTGGGTTGCCCCCGTTACAGGGGACGTTGGTGCAAAAGCCATAAAGGGCTCCTAAGGGGTAGACTGTCAGGTCGTGAGACCGTGAGTCAAGGTTAAGTCAGCCATAAAGCCGACGAATGTGGTCGTTTTGACAATAGAACCGCTGCCATATTAGCAAGCTGCCCCCATTTATCCGGAAGCCGGATATAAAGAGGCGGCACGCCTAAAGTAAGCGGGATTGTCCGTTCGACCGTTGTCCGAACCTGCTTCCATGAACCGCCCGAGGTCCCAGTAACTGATGTACCTAACCAACTACCGACGTTAAATCCTGCCTTTGTTGCCGCAGCATCCAATACAGCCACCGACTTGTATTCCGTAACTGTCGAAACAGTTTTGGTAATCCAAGTGACGCCTGCAGTGGAAGTTGCCGCAGCATTGAGGATTTCGCCGACGTTGGTAAAGTAATCAACTAACCAGGACCACGGGACGACCTCCCAAGCAGCAGGCAGCCAATCCTGAGGTGTGAAACCCAGAAGTTGCTGAAGTCGGTCAGTAGACCCGACTTGTGCTTGAATGGAGGCCTGCAAGCCACAACAATACTGTACGCGAGCTACCGTCGACACCTTCGTCCGTATATCGAAGACGAAATTAGTCAACGGTGGTGAATCGCGCAAGATCTCATGACTCGCGAATTCATCTTCGCCTCTAGAGACGATGCGAGATCTTAGATGAAACAAACCATCTGAAAGGTGTGTCCCAACTTCGTTCTCTAACTTCCATCGCCCCAGCGCTTCGGCAGCCTTCCTTGTATCGGAAATCAAGGGAGCCAATCCAAAAGCGTATTCGAGCCAAGTCGCCGCAACAATCTGGGCCCACCGCGCTTTGCGAAACACCGTCGTCCCCTTCAAGCCCCGTCTTTCTAATTCTAGACGGTTAAGACGCTTGTTGGTTAGATCGATGATCGCATCAAACGGTTTCCCAAATTGTCGGATGACATCTCCTAACTCCGCTAAGCTGGAAGCTCCAGACAAGGTGGAGAGTTCTGATTTGATCTTTGAATAGATCTTCTTCAGCGCTATCGCATCCGCTTTACTGCTCGAGGCACTAAGATGGCCGATAACTCCCGGGCTATGAGCAAAGCCCGTAAAGGTTTCGTGCCAACTCCTCGAAGCATCAAACGTATCCACAGCGTCGGCCGTCAGGCCTGTCGCTGGGACCACATCGACGAATTTGACTAAATCGCAAGAGAAAGGAGAGGCAGCGTTAGCTCCCTCAGCGATCAACTGCTTATAATTTGATACACCGGTGCCGGACTTACTACCTTTGAATTCAAAGAGCCACGGGTTACTACGCTGTTGTAAAACATCGTTGGTAAACAGGGTCTCGAAGTTTCCAAAGGATTGCTGGGTCCAAACATCTTTAGTGTACATAGTCGTCTTCCTATCGACGTAAAACGATAGCGGACAAGCCGCCTTCTTAGGCCTGGACCACGGGGGGTTACACCCTCACGGTTGTCAATAGAGATCTCTTATGAGTGTGCAGAATGATGGGTTCGACCCGATCTGCCTTTCATTGAGACTCTTTCTTGACCGTCTGCCTACCCAATCGGAAGCTGATTAAGCGACCGGGAGTAGATGACCAGGTTTGAGTTGGTGGCTTG